TTGGAAAGCAGTACGACCAAATTGAGAATGACGATGAGGCCGAAAAATTCGCAAAGGATCATCAGCCAGAGGTTAAAGAAAGACTGGCCTCCATGAAGCAGGAACTAAAAGAGGCCATGGTTAACTCGAAATTGGCGCTTAAAAAAACCATTGCTGAGGAAAAGCAAAAGGGAATTGCGCAAAACGATGCCGACGAAAAAAGCGTTGAGGAGATAACTGCGAAATATCAAGCAGCCGCAGATAAGGCCACTGAGGATTACGAAAAGGCCCAAGGCGAAGCCCTAGATAAATGGATCGCGCTGAACGAAAAAGATAACGGAGAGCGCGACTAATGCCGAATTTTGCCTCAAGCTACAAGCCACAAGTCAAGCGTCTGCCCGATGGCCGATCAAGCCGCGAGCGAGAATCCATCGACATTACCGCTCTGGCTCGTCAGCGCGTCGTTGACCGGCGCAAAGAGCAGGATCAAAAACGGGCCTTTGGATTTTCTGGTGCCAACGTCACGCGCCTAAATTCTGATTGGTGGCGTTCGCCGCAGAGCGCGGATTCCGAACTTCGCTATGCGCTTCGCAACCTTCGGTTCCGGTGCCGGGATTTGGAGCGTAACAGCGATTGGACGCGCAAGCTACTTTCTCTTTTTGAAGATAACGTCGTGTCGTCAACGGGCATCAAGTTGCAAATGAAAATTTACGACATGGTGAAAGACCCGATGACGAAAGAGATGATTCGTCAGCTTGATTCCCGCTCGTGCGAACTGATAGAGGCAGCATGGCAGGAGCAATGCAAAACGGAGAATTATACCGTCACGCGCAGGCTTTCGGACATAGCGGCTGACAAACTTATCATGCGTTCCATCGTGCGCGATGGCGATCTGCTCGTTAGAAAAATTCGCGGCTACTCGAATAAATTCAAATATTCCGTCGATATTATGGAGGCGGATTATCTCGACGATTTTTACAATGACTCGATAACGCTTTCCAATGGCAACCAAGTACGCATGGGCGTCGAGGTTGACGGATGGAAATGTCCTATCGCCTACTGGATGCTGACGGAGCACCCTGGAGACTTTTCTTATGGAGTCGAACAGCAATTTAAGCGGATACGAATTGAGGCAGACGAGATTATCCATCCATATGTAACGGAGAGGCCTGGCCAATCGCGCGGCATCCCATGGCTAGTTGCGGCAATGAATCGAGTTAATATGCTCGGCGGTTACGAGGAGGCCGAACTTGTCGCCGCTCGGTTGGCCGCTTGCAAGGGCGGTTTCTATATCACTGATCGCCCGCAAATGGGGCAGATGGACGGAGGCTATGCCGGGCAAGAGACCGATCAGCGGGTGCCAATGGAAAACATGGAGCCTGGCGTAAACGAGACCTTGCCTATCGGCATGAAATATCAGCCGAATGATCCGCAACATCCGCACTCGAATTTTCCGGCGTTCTCAAAACAACAGCTTCGCGCCGTCGCGTCGTCCGTCGGCGTGGCTTATGTGTCGCTGGCAAACGATCTTGAGGGAGTCAATTTTTCTTCCATTCGAGCGGGGCTTCTCGACGAGCGAGAGACCTACAAGGGAGTCCAGACCTTTTATATTCAGGACGTGAAAAACCAAGTTTTCGAGGATTGGCTCGAATGGGTTTTGCTTAACGGCTTCCTCGGTATCACGCTTCGACCGAAAGATTTCCAGAGGCTCAATCAGAAACAATTCAAGGCACGTCGCTGGGATTGGGTCGATCCGCTTAAGGACATCAACGCGGCTGTCACGGCCATCGAGGCGGGCCTTGATACGCGCTCCAATGTCATTGGCCAAAAGGGAGGCGATTATGAAGATGTCATGTCCGAATTGGTTTACGAAAAAAATTATCAGGAAGAGCAAGGGCTTGATTTTTCTGGGGCGCAACCATCAACTGCAAAACCGAATTTCCCGGATGATGACAAGTCGGAAGACGGCGATGATGACCTCAAGAAGACGAAGCAACTACAGGCGCTACTGAAGGGGCGCAAGCTTCGTTTGGGCGAACAATCGGACGCGCGATTTGATGCGCTGGAAACGCGCGTGGAAAATCTCATCAAGACTCTCGAAACTCGCCTCAACCCGAAACACGCCGAGCAACCGCGCCATCCTGAAACGGGGCAATGGATCGAAGACGAAAAGCTCTTGGAAACGGAGAAGAAAGTCGATTCGATTTTGAAGCTTGTACAAGACTTGCTGAACAAAAAAACAGCCCCGCCGCTCGTGGATATTTCCAAGGATGCCGCGCCGCCGGTCGATCTTCTAAGCGCAGACGACGTGCGAGCGATGATTGATTCTTCCATTCGCAATATCGATTTGGCGAATATTGCTTGGACGCCGGAATTGACCGCGAGTCACGCGCTTGGAATTGCGGAAATTCCTCATGCCAATGGAACTGGAAAAGTCAGGCGCGGAATAAAGAAAAAATGACCATGGAAGGCGATTCCCAAAAAATAATTCACGAGGTTGAGAGCATTATTCGCGCAAGTCCAAATCCGCGTGCGGCGGCGCGAAAAATAGTCGAGATGAAAATCACGGAGAACGCGCGTTCCATCTCCGTCAAAGAGTTTTGTTTTATGCGCGGCGTCTCGCGAAAGACAGTCTATAATTGGCTGAGTCGCGGCGTCATTCAAGCCGATCCATCCGTGCCCAGGTTCGGGCATCAGCGTATTATCGTTCGCTGATTATCGGCGTATCCTTCACACTTTTACACAGTTAGGCAAGTGACGCTAGCCGCCAGCAGGTATTAGCGTTCACTCAATGACAGCCGACAGCATCAAAATTCCGCAGACGCTTTACCGCAAATGTGAAGTTCGCAAAGGAACTGTCGATAAGGAAACGCGCACGGTTCCAATGTCGTTTTCCAGCGAAACGCCCGTGCGCCGCACAACTGAGACTGGCGACATTTATAATGAAATTCTGGATCACGCGACCGATAGCGTGATTATCGGCAGACTAGCTTCCGGCTCCGCGCCGTTGCTCATGCACCATGATCCCAAAGATCAAGTTGGCGTCGTTGATTCCGCCCGGCTCGACGGGAAAGTCGGTCGCTGCCAAGTCCGTTTTTCTTCCAGCACGCGCGGCCAGGAAATCATGAAGGATGTCGATGAAGGCATCCGAGGCGCAACTTCCGTTGGCTATCAAGTCCACTCCATGGATCAGGACGAGGACGACCCCGAAGACGATGAAGGCGTGCCGAATTATCGGTGCCGCTGGGAGCCGATTGAAGTTTCCCTCGAATCAATTCCGGCGGATCACACTGTCGGCGCGAACCGCAACCTACAAACCCAACCCCAAATTTCAGTTCCGATAAAACGAAAGGCACCCAAAATCATGATCACTCAAACTCGTTCACGCCAACTCACCGCAGACGGTGCGGGCGGCAATGGAATTTCACTCACGCCGGAAGAAATCCAGACGCGAGTTGACGAGACGGTCAAGAAGGATCGCCTTCGCGTGGCCGACATTTTGGGATACGCCAAGCAGTACGAGCGCAAGGACAGCCCGGGCGAATTCGCCGAGCAAGCCCGCGCTTACGTTGCCGATCCCGCCAAGACCGCCGATGATTTCCTCAAGATCATTATCGAAAAGCGGACCAACGCGAAGCCGATCCCGGCAGCCGCCATGCATGATGGTATCATCGGCATGAACGACAGGGAGACTCAGCAATTTTCCATCCTCAAGGCCATTCGCGAGCTTTCCGACAACAAGGGCCGTGGTTCTCTCAGCGGCCTTGAAAAGGAAGCCAGCGAAGCTGCCCTCAAGCGCAGCGGTCGCGGCCTGGAAGGGCCGCTCGGATTTTGCATTCCGGAAGACGTGGTTCGCTCCAAATTCCGGGGCGAAGGCTGGCAGCGCAAAGCCATGACGCGCGACATGCAAGCAGGCGTCTTTTCGCAAGGCGGCGCATTCGTGGAAACGGAAGTGCTCGGCTCTTCTCTCATTGAATTGCTCCGCAACAAAATGCAGGTGGTCAATGCGGGCGCAACCACGATGGCAGGTCTCCGCAACAACGTTGCTATTCCGCGCCAAACCGCTGCCTCGACCGCTTATTGGCTTTCCGAAATTTCCGCTGTCTCGGAAAGCGATCAGACCTTGCAGCAGCTTTTGCTGACGCCGCACCGTTTGGCCGCAACCACGAATTACTCGAATCTCCTCCTCGCTCAGGCTACCCTGGACGCAGAGGCGTTTGTTCGCATGGATTTGATGAAGCAGCTTGCGCTGGCCAAAGACCTCGCGGCTTATTCCGGGTCTGGGGGCGCTCAGCCGATTGGTATCTTCAATACCACGGGCGTTGGCACGACATCCTGGACTTCCGGCGCGCCCACGTGGGCGCAGGCGGTTGGTTTTGAAACCACCGTGGCCGCTGCCAATGCGGATTTTGGCGCTCTCGCTTATATCGTCTCCGCTCAAGGCAGGGGCATTCTCAAGCAGACTCCGAAGATTTCGTCTTCAGCCTTCCCGATTTACATTTGGGAAGCGCCGATTGATGCCTCCAAATCCTCGGAGGGCGAAGGAACGATTAACGGCTACCGGGCGCTTGCCACCAACCAGCTCAACACGGCTCTGAACGGCAACAAGAGCGTTTTCGGAAATTGGGAAGACCTGGTTATTGCCGATTGGGAAGGCTGGCAGGTCATCGTCGATCCCTACACCTTAGCCACGCAACAGGAAATCCGAATCGTCATCTTCAACTTCACAGACATCGGAATTCGGCACCCCGGCTCGTTCTGCTATTCCACCAACTCACTCGTCTAAAGGAAAATTATGCTTACAATTCTCAATGCTGACGACCCCAAGGTTAAGGCCGTCAAGGTGCGCATCATCGCCGATACGGTCGTGACGCGCGATGGGCGCGGCGTGTTGCTTTATACGGGCAGCGTGCTGAACGTTCGTCCTCACGAAGCGAATGACCTTTTTGCTTCCATCAAGGCGGTTCGCGCCAAGGACGATGAGCCGGAGGTGCTGACAAAGTACACTGCTCCCGCCGTCATCGGCTCGGCACCGGCGGACAAAATTACGCCGGAAGACATGCGTGTTGTGCGTTCCCTCATCAAGGCCGTCAGCCTCATGGACGAAGCCGAGGATTTTCCCAAATCTAACCAGTTACAGAAAGCAGGCTCCAAATGATTGATCGCGTATCAAACCTCGGCTTCTTTGAAGTCGTTTCACCCACTACCCTGAACAGTTCCGCTGCCGGAACGGGCTTGGTTGGAGGCGGTATTTTCAACCTGATTACTTCCCAGGCGCAAGGCCGCGTGGCGTTTTATCTCGACGCCGCCTCCGCCTCCGCCAGCGTCATCGGGCCAACCTTGATTGTCACGCTCCAAACCGCAACGGACAATGCGACGTGGAGCAACGTTTCCGGGGCGCAATTCGCCACGGTGACCAACGTTTCGACCACCGGAGGCGTTCAGTCGATTTTCGTTGACACGGCTTCACTGAGCCAATACAACCGCATCTATGCCACGGTTACAGGAACAACGCCCGGTTTCGTTGT